CCAGCTATCTCTAAGCAGACGTTACCCTTTCCTGATGTAGGACATCTAGGTATAGACATCAGTAGTAAGACATCTATGAGATTAGACGCATTAGCTACAATGAACATCAACTCAACTGGTATTATGGGCATTAGTGCTGTCGCTGCAATAGGTATCAAATCTACAGCAACACTTGACATTCACTCAACAGGCCTGCTTGGAATAGGAACTGCTGGCATATTGAGCATGGATGGAACGCTAGTTAATATCGGTAATGGTACAGCAGCCGCAACAGGCGCATTAGCAACAACATCTATCACAGCATCTATAGCACCACAGTTAATACAGAAAGCAACAGGAGCTATACCTAATATAAGTTTAGCAGAGATAGCGAAAGTTGTCAAGCCCCAAGAGATAACAAACGTAGTCACTCCTGAAATACCAGCTGTCACTAAGAGATGGTGGCATGGTATTACTAGCATCATGAGATCAGACGATGATTAATAAATACAGAACCAACAGATGCAACTTCTATTATAACACAAATCTGCCAATTGTCAACAAAAAGAGTGAACTAAATGTCGATAGTATGTAATAACACAACGCCAATTACTAGTAAGTTCTCTGATCTCACTACTAAGCCTGGGCAGATCATTGATTTATCAGCATTAACATCGCAAGCTGATCCTCTTGACAGAGTAGATCGAGCGACGATTATTGATGTCACGAATAGACTGAATGGTATACTAGATGAGGCTGTTGGCTCTAGTACAGGAGGTGGTACAGGTGGTGCCAATGGTACTGGTGGTGCCACAGACACAGGCGTTGACACTGTTACAGGTAATACTAACAATAACAACAACGGCGCTAACAATAACGCAATCCTATTAACTGACTATCCTACACTATTTGACAGATTTAGTCAATCACCTATCACATTCACTGAGATAGCAGCCTTCGCAATAGATAGCAATATTGACATGAGCGATATTCTTTTTGCTCTTGAGAACTTCAATGTACTTAACGGTCTATCGTCAACGTTGACTGATTTTCTAAAATCTCTTGACTTCTTCCTTAATGTCAATTTCGGGTCTGCTATCAATGCAGGTGTATGTGGACAGTATCAGAAGATACTTGACTTGCTATCAGCTGGACTTCTTCTACTTGACAACACTATTGCTGATCTAGCCGGGTTAACATTTCCAGATCTCGACATAACTAAGTTGGCCATCTCTTTAGCTCAGAAGATTACTCTAGAAGAGATGAAGAAGAAGCTATTAGAGGCCGTGGATGAACTAGTAAAGAAGATAACCAAGAAGATCGACGATGCTATCAAAGCCGCACTCGCTAATCTGGCTAATATAATCGGGGCTGCTCGTGCTAAGATTGGTAAGATAATTGATAAGATTCAGACTGAGATAGTAGAGTTCTTTTCGCCTGAGAATATACAGCGTATCAAAGATGAAGTAAGCGCATTCATCACTGGTATGGTTAGTAACTTTGAACGACCTACACTAGAGAATGTTGGTCTTATTATGTTCAAACTATGTAACTTCACCGAGATACTAAAAGATATGCTATTAGGACCAGTTGATGAGCTTAATGAGATAGTGAGTGAAGTTAATAAAGAGACTGCGGTGCTTGACACACAGGATAAAGTAGAAGAGAAGAAAGCTGTTGATGCAGGTGCTATAAGAGTAGATAAGGTCATTGCCGAAGAGAAGAAAGAGATTGCAAGCGAGAAGATCAATGAAGCTGCTCTTGATAATAACCCAAATAGATATGTTGTGCGAGTTGGTATCAAGAATGCTCGTGGTCAAGTATCATCATTCAGAAACGAAGTCAAGTATAGACAACCAGGTGAGCTAGGATATATTGATCCCTCTACTGGTTCTCTTGCTATCCCTACTAACGTAGATTATATCACACTTACTGTACCTAGTCAAGACGAACTTCAATATATTAATACGAGAAGTGAAGATGGCGTAGGTCCAGCTGGATTGATTACGTTTAGTGATAAAGTAGTAAGCGATGAAGAATGGAAGGGTGTTGATAGCTCTATATGGATGAGACTACTACGTCTATCATCTCTCACTGGCGAGAAGTATGTATTGAAGCAAGGTCAAGCCAGAACATCGAGCAGATCGTCTAGTAGAACAGCCGGCAAGATCAGACAACAAGGTCAGTCTGCATATCATCACAAGTACTCTGGATTCGCTGTAGAGTTATTTGTGCCTGCAGATATAAGAGAGAAGACTATCATAGCTGCTAGTAGAGTAGGCTTCTCTGGTATTGCCGTGGGTAAATCATATCTTCGTCTACATCTTGGTGCTAGAGATGGTACTGTTGCTGACGAGAGCAATCTTCGATGGATTCCCAGTGAAAGATTTGCTTCAAATGAAACTCCTATCTACAATGCTATGATGAGAACTCATAGTATAGATGGTTATAGAAAGAGACGTGAGCCTGATGCATCGTTTAGATTCTATGATAAGTCTACATTCAAAGAAGAGCCTAGTACTAATGATGGTTCTGGTATACCAAACATCGTTGACAATACTAGTATCACGAGTAAAGTAGAAGAGACTGAAGTGCCGTTTAGCTTGCTGAGACCTGAAGAGCCCGAAGTAGCACCGAAGAAGAAGTTTGTGCCACCAACTGGTATCGTACCGTTTCAGCCTGGCAGCACTCTGACTAATAGAGATAGAGGACCAGGTTGGTAGTGCTTATCTATTCTCATCGTATAAATACTCCATAAAGGGTAAAATAAATGTTATTATCACCACGTACAAGATCACAAGAGTTCTTCTCGGACTTCACAAGGAATCTGGATCAGATACCAGGCCGCACAGACCTATCTCGTATAGTGAATGAGAATGCTGTACGAGAGAGTATCTTTAATCTAGTTATGACTGATCGTGGTGAACGACTGTTTCAACCTAACATAGGGTGTGATATAAGAGGATCGCTATTCGAGAACATTGATCCTAGTAGCATACTCATACTCAAAGAGAATATTAAATCTACTATAAAGACTTACGAACCAAGATGTAATCTACGAGACGTAGAAGTATCAGCTAACTTAGATACAAACGAACTCTCAGTGAAGATTGTATTCAGTGTCATAAATAGTAACAATACATCATCACTTACAATTGATCTTAATAGGGTAAGATAGAAATGGCCGATATGTCACCAATTACAAATCTAGACTTCGCTGAAACTAAAGAAGCACTCAAGACGTTTCTAAAGAATCAGAGCAAGTTTAAAGACTTTGATTACGAAGGCTCTAACATGAATGTCCTGTTAGATGTGCTGTCGTATAACACATATTACAATAACTACTACTATAACATGGCCATCTCAGAGATGTTCCTTGATAGTGCTACACAACGTAATAGCGTATTGAGTCATGCAAAGGAACTTAACTATCTTCCTACAAGTAGAAGATCGTCTGTTATTAAAGCAACCATCACAGTTGTAGCGCCTGGTCTAGATAGTAACTATTTTAGTATTCCCGCTAACAAAGCGTTTATAGGAAGATGTGGTAACAAGACATACAATCTACTCACAGACAAGAGCTATAATGCTGTACGGTCTACTGCCGATGATACTCTATACACTGTAACAGATGTTGATCTATACGAAGGTCGTATGATTAATGAAACATTGTCTACCACTGATACAGTACTGTCTAATGCTGGTATCGACACACGAAGTCTTACACTCACCGTGAATGGCGAAATCTACACATATCGAGCTGATATCTTTGGTGTCTTATCAAATGACAAAGTGTTCTATCTACAGCCCGAGAATGATGGCAAGTACTCTGTACAATTTGGTAGAAATAAGTTTGGTCTTGAGCCAACGGTCACTGATTCTATTATAGCAAACTATCGGGTAACTAACGGTCCTAGTGCGAATGGAATCGGGTCCCTTACAATCGGTAACTTTGGCGGTGCGTCTTCGATCAACGTAACGATAACATCATTGTCTTCTGGCGGCTCTCTGGCGGAAGACATCGAGTCTATTCGGACGTTCGCTCCTAAGGCTCTCCAAGTGCAGGAGAGAGCAGTAACGAAACGAGACTATGAAACTCTGCTTCGTGCTAGATTTCCCAACATTCAAGCGATTAGTGTATATGGTGGTGATGAAGTAATACCTCCTCAGTTTGGAAAGGTTATCATCTCAGTTGATGTTAGTGGTGGTGAAGGTGCGGCTGATTACGAGATCGCCAACTTCCGATCATATCTATCTGATAAGACTCCTCTTACTATTGAGCCTGTCTTTGTTGTTGCTAAGTTTATGTATGTTGGCTCTGTTGTTAAAGTAGTGTATGATGCTAATCTAACTAGCAAGAGTCCTGCTCAGATACAGAGCGAAGTCAATGCTGGTATTATAACATATCAGAATACTAATCTCAATGACTTTAATAAGACGTTCCGTCAATCAAGACTAGCGGCATACTTAGATGCTATTGACGGCTCTATCGTATCGACTGATATCGTAGCAAAGCCTATCATTGAATATGTTCCAATTCTGAACTTTGCTACTAGCCCATCATTCTCTTTTGAGTCTGCTCTAGTACAGCCATATCCGTTTGATGCTATATCTGGCTTCTCTACATTCAAGCCTGCTATAGAGTCTACTAAGTTTACTGTAGACGGAACACTTGTTACAGCGAAAGATGATGGTAACGGTAACATTATGCTTGTGACTGCTAACACTGACGTTGAAAGTGTCTTTAAGTCTTCAGTTGGTACTGTCAATTATAGCACAGGCGCTATCAAGTTGTCAAATCTAAATATAAGTTCTTTCGAGAATAAGGCAATCAAGTTCATAGCTAATAGCGTGAATAAAGATATTCGACCACCTAAAGATAGAATATTAGTTATTCGTGGCGAAGACGTAACGGTAACAGTAAGTCCATTGGAATCATAATATATGTCAGTTACTATAAGAGATGATATCTACTCGGGAATAGCAGAACAGTTTCCTGACTTCTATAAGGAGAATGGCGAATTTCTTGTAGATTTTGTCAAGGCATACTATCAGCATAATGATGCAACGAATGATCGTGATATTCCTAAGTTAAAGGACATTGACACGACTCTCACTACGTTTCTTGTTTACTATAAGAAGAAGTATCTTGCTGATCTTCCTATTGACACAGCACTTGATGTACGGTTCATTATTAAGCACATCCAAGATATGTACAAGAGGAAGGGTACTCAACAGTCTCTTGAGCTTATGTTCAGACTCTTCTTTGATGAATCAATTGAGATATTCTATCCTAGTACTGCTATTCTACGGCCGTCAGACTCTATCTGGGGCGGTGACATATATCTAGAAATGAAGCCAGTATATACTGTAGATGATTATCCTATCAAGAAAGGGAATAGAATACGTGGCGACATATCGCTTGCTACAGCCTTTGTTGATGAGGTACTCTTTGTCAACTTCTCGGGCTCACTATCTCCTATCATTTATCTATCGAATATCGCAGGCACCTTCTCGTCTGATGACTCTATCGTTATCGTGACAGTTGATAATAACGGTGTCGAGTCAGTATTTAATGCTGGTAAGCTAATATCTGGATCCATTAGTTCGGTAACAGTGAGTCCACTGAATAGACTTCCTTCTCAGAGAGTGGGCGATACGGTTAAGTTTAAATCTAGTCTTACTGGTATTGATGGCGAGGGAAGAGTTACAAAGACTTCTCAGACTCAGACCGGAAGGATTGAGTTTGATATTGAAGATGGTGGATTCGGCTATGTTGATCCTACTTCATTGGCTGCAACTAACAACGTCGGAATCAGTAATCAAGTAATGATTATCGATTCATCAAATACTCCTACTAATGCTGACGGAACGACAAACAGCAACTATGTAGATTTTCTGCCGGGTGACGTTATCGTCTGTTCAGGCAGCAGTATCTCTTATACAGGATCGAGTGACGCAGGTGCAACTCAGTACTCTGTCAGTGGATCTGCTAAAGTAATCGAATATGTTCACCCCCTCTTGTTTATAGAGTCTAATACATTAGGCGAAGTTCAAGCGTTTCATAGCAAGACTTATCCACAGGGTGGCAATGATATCAATCTTCTCGCAGCGGCATTTGCGAATCTAATTACGCCGAACAGCTACAATATACCTAATGAGTATTTTAACTATACTAGAAACTTTAAAAAGACTGACGCAGTAGATGGTACAGGTAGCATTGCAGACTTTATGAATACTGGTACAGTGACGACAGACGACTTTCAAGTTATAACGTCATACAGTACAGTACATTCTTCAACTGCGATAACACCAGTGACGGACTTTGTAGGATTGAACCCAGCGGCATATGATGCCTCCGAATGGGGCAGATATCTTTATAGGCTGTTTACACTTTATTCCAGGTTCGATATCTTTCCGAAGTTCGTTGTGAGTAGCACACCAGACTACTTACCCAGCAACACGGGATTCATAAGTCCTGGTAGCGGTAATCAGGCAGGCACGACAGTGACACTACCTAATTTGCCTAATCCAAGATTTACTATTGATAGACATAGAGGCGACTCTCCGCTTAGTGAAAACTCTCCTTATTCAGTGACAGTAGATAGCTTTGGCGCTTTCAACGGGTCAGCCTCATATGAGATTGGCGAATTATCTAACGTAGAGACAGTCACTCTGGTTATTGATCAGATCGGCGACTTCGTTGATGAGATTATCGATGAAAACAACAGCGGCACTGGAGATAATGGTGAAGATTATGGAATGTCTGGTCCTTCTGCCGAAAACTATGATACTGCATTCAGAGACGCATTTGCCGCTATCACAGTAAAGATAGGCACAATCGACTCTTTGAAAATATTATCTACCGGTACTGATTATGAGAATAACGTCAAGTCTCTAGTGATACATGATAACATTGCTAAGTTCGGTAAGAGAGACATTATACTGACTTTCGATACGGTCGATTTCTTCTTAGAAGCTGGTGATATAATCACCCAGAATAGAACAATAGAAGACGTAGAGATTAACCAGTCTGGTAACATCACTGAATCTGGACTAGAGGCTTTGGGTGCAAGCACTGTAGGTACAGGATATACTAACTCTCCAACTACTTTCACACTCACTACAGGTGGCACATCTCCATATACAGCGAAAGCTAAGTATATTAAGAGGGTCGATAACGGATTCTACTTTCGACCCCTTAGCTTTCACGGATTCGACGAAAATCTTCCAGTAAAAATAGTAAACACTAATAAGAATATCGCTACAGCGTCAACTGATCCAACGTCTTTGCCTATGGGCTCGAATGCTGTTGTCAGTGGAGTAGCATCTTACGAAGTGGGACAGATAGATGAGATATCGATTATCAAAACTGGATATAGATATGATGATAAAGAATCTATTGAGATTGTTAATATAGACGAAGACAGCGCATATTATAATAAGACGGTTGCGACTGCTTCAATTCGAACACTGAGCCAAGGAAAGACAGAAGGAAGATGGAAAACAAAAACATCATTTCTTAGTGACAAGACCAAGCGACTCCATGACAACAATTATTATCAAGAATATTCATACGATATATCCTCAATCGTAGATCCTAAAAAATATGAGCCGTTGATTGAGGACACTGTCGGTGTTGCGGGCACGAAACTGTTCAGTACGCCTATGATAAATAGTGATAATAACTTAGATAGTGACCTAAGTGTTCAGTTTACATTTTATGAAATACGATCAGGTCAGCTTTTGACTACAGATGGAGATTTCTATGTAGACGAAGACGGGAATAATATTATGGTAGCAACAACTACTGTAGCTCAAATATAACAGAGATTAAAAATGCAGATCGACAATATTAACGGGAATTAACTAGATGGCTACATTACAGATTACAAGTGACGGTGATCCATATCCTGTGAAAGCAGGAGTTCCTTTATTGAATAACGGAACCACTAGAGTATTTCCAGATAGCTCGACTATACAGGATCAAGTCAATGACTTTTCGTTTAAGTATAGAGGAGGAAGTAACACTGTTGATCCCGAGGCTGTATCACTAACTAGTCCTGTGGGGATTACTACAAATGGAGTAGTGATATATACCTCAGCATCTAGTAGCCTCACTTTACCAGTATCTTCTACAGCGGCACCCAGTAACTTCACATGGAACACTGTAGACAATCCAACTGAATTTCGAGTTGATGCTTGTGGTGGTAGACCTGAAACTGGTGGAGAGTATAGATATAGAAGTGGAGCATTCTATAAGAATGGAATGCAGAATAATTCGCAGTATATAGCGTCTACTACATATCTTAGCGCAACTGCTTTTGGTGGTGATAATACGAGACATCCTGACGGACACTCAAAGATATTGGGATTTGCATTTGACGGATATCCCATATACGGTCCCTATGGATACACGAGTGCGACTGAAGTCGGCTCAGTTTCAAATCCTGCTATTCAGATGACAAGCTCATATAGAACGAAGTATAATGCAGAGGGTGGAAGAGGCTTTACATATGCTGAATTGCCAGCGGGGTCATTTGTAGAGGATTATGAATATGTGTCTAGTCTAGGCACACTAGATGTATATAATGGAAGATTTTGTAAGACTCCTGATTACGATACAGGAACTTATGCATACTTCTTAACGTTCTCGCCTGGCAACTTAAATACTCCGGTATACCCATATATAATAGGTCCTAGCACTAGAGAGCAACGCCCAGTTTAATAAATACGGAAAAGAATAATGGCAAAGGTAATTACAGAAAATTTTAAGATTGAGACGACCAATGAGTTGTTCAGGTCATTTAAGAATCAGAATAGTACTCTGGGCGCAAATTTCTTGAATCAGCTTCAGGCATATGACAATCAACAGTCTCTGGGTCTGTCGTCTGAAAACGAGACCGTTATAAAGACTATGGTAGACGATCAGCTCACTCTATTGAGACCTGAAGCAAACTACTATATTATGGCGTCCACCGCTCTACCATCAATAGATGGAGTGCCATCAATAACAAACACGCAGACATCTAAGAGAAGCTTTCAGAGAAAGGTTATATTCGGCAATAAGATTGAAGAATCATCCGCAAGATATATGTTTTACGAAAACGATTGGACTACAGGAACGAAATATGACTCGTTCGACGATACGGCGAATATCGAAAACTTAAACATGATAGTCACGATACGTAACACAGAAGGCGACTATTTAGTATTCAAGTGTATAGAAAATAATAATGGGTCTGAGTCTACCGTTAGTCCACAGTCTGTTATTGTCCAATTCACTACAACCAACTATCAATCTGTTGAGACTGAAGATAAATATATTTGGCAATATATGTTCACAGTAAGCTCCGACGAGGTAGCGGTATATAGAAATGTGGACAGCTTGCCCCTACCTACTACAAACGGTGACGTAAATGTCATCGCTAATGCCCGAGAGAATATATCTCAGATTATTATTAATAGTACTCCTACTGGACTGTTTAACCAATATCTATTTGGCGAAGCAGACAGCCAAGCGAATTCGTCTAATGTTCTTCTTAAGAGTACTAGTGTCACAGAAAACACGACGACTTTAGTGTTGGGTGTTACTGACAAACTCGGTAGAAGTTTATATCAAGACCTCGATGCATACAAATATATGTACTTCAGGTCGGGCACAGGCGAAACAGCAGGTAAACTTTATGACGTTATATCCTCTAAAACAAACGACTCATCAAAAGAGATAAGTGTTGTTGTAAAAGGTACTGACAATTTCGAGCAAGGCCTAGCTCAACTAGTGCCTAAGATAGAAGTTAGTTCTAGTACATTAAGCGGAACTAGAGCTAAAGCTTACGGCGTTATAGATCAGTTCGGAACACTTACTAGGGTCGCATTTGAGACTAAGGGTACTGAATATAAATTTGCTTCTGCAAAGGTTATCTATCCTAAAAGTCTGACCACACCCGGCGTAACGATTTTACGTGCTATAGTTTCTCCTAGAGGCGGCCACGGCTCTAATCCTATCGACGAGATGGCTATGAGTAGACTATCTATCGTAACCAACTTTTCCGGAGAGTCTGAATCTATTCCTAATAGTAACACATACACTCAAGTAGGACTAATCAAGAATCCTACGTTTACTGACAATACAGGAGCTTCCACTATTCCAGAGTCGTTTGATAACCGTGTAGTCTTGACAGTATCGGGTGACAAGACATCCGAAGCTCCTGCTGATACTGTGTTCGAGCAATATATCAGAACAATAGATGTTAAAGATATTGTTGGTGGTCAGAATTATGTCATCACTGACGTTGGTAACTTATCGAATAGCGAATGGGATGCTCTAGGGATTGGCACTATCTCTGCTACTCTGGGAACAACATTTGTATCTGTATCGACTCCTGCGGTGGGTCTAGATAAAATCGGCAAAGTTTCTTATGCTGTTGATACTATATCGGCCGATGAAGAAGAAGAGATTATAACGGCTAAAGTGCATGATAGTGTGTACGATGGAACAACTAACACAAAAATTTATCTAGTAGACTATTATGGAGACTTTGAGAGTAAGGTACAGATAGGAAATATAAGAATAAAAAGTACCCCATCTTCATCCAACGCCACTACGATCAGTATAAATACTATTGAATACGGAGACTATGACCCGTATAGTGGAGAACTACTACACTTCATAGACTTTGCTCCTATTCCAAGGTATGCAAGCACAATAGAAAAAGTAAAGTTCACATTCGACTTTTAAGGAAAGAGAATATAGCCCATGGGTATTAACACAGATTTAAACGTAGATCCGTATTACGATGACTTCAATGAAGAGAAGCAGTTCAACCGTGTTTTGTTCAAGCCCGCAAAGGCTGTTCAAGCTAGAGAGCTAACTCAGCTTCAAACAATTCTGCAAAAACAGGTAGAGAGGTTTGGTTCTAACATATACAAAGAAGGAACTATCATAAGCGGCATTAACATGACTGCTCGTGACGACCTTTTCTACGTGAAGCTGAATGACCAAACAGGCTTTACCGATCCTTCAATTTATGACCAGATCGCTAATAATGATGGGACGAAAAGTACTTACACTATCACTGGCTTAACGTCTGGACTGAAAGCTGAGATTGTGAAAGGTGAACCAGGATTCCAAACTCAAGATCCTAACCTAAAAACTTTCTTCATTAAGTACTTGAACACCTCTCAGGACAATCAAACAGATGTTAAGCAATTTCTTCAAGGAGAAAATCTTAAGATTAGAGATTCGATTGAAAACCTAGTTGGTGACGTAACCGTAGCTAGTGTTTCTAATCATGTCGGTAAATCTTTCGGTGTGTCGTGTGAAGAGGGTGTTATATATCAGAAAGGACATTTCATCTTTGTAGATAACCAATTTATTATTGTGTCGAAGTACACTAATACTCCTGGTACAGTATCTGTTGGTTTTACAGTTAAAGAAAATATTATCGACTCCGATGCTGATACAACACTTCTAGATAATGCATCAGGCTTCAACAACGAGAATGCGCCAGGCGCCGACAGACTTCAGCTTGTTCCTACCCTTGTATCATATAATACGGCTTCAGAGCCAACAGAGTTCTTTGCTTTAATTAGATATGTGGAAGGTAAGCCTGTTCGTATTCGTGACGTTACCGAATTCAACACTGTCAACAAAGAGTTGGCTAGACGAACATATGAGGAGTCTGGAAACTATGTAGTCAACGGACTTAAAGTATCTCTTGAGAAAGAGGGCAATAGCGCATATGCGGTAGTGTCACCCGGTAAGGCATACGTTTACGGTAAAGAAGTTATCGGCGTATCGCCTACTAAACTACTTATCCCACCTGTGACTGCAACACAGAGCAAGACTTTACAACACACCGGAGTAAGCTACGGTCAATACTTCACATACAACTCAGATGCAGAAGCAGTACTAGATAATTATGAGTTTGACGGATCAAGATATAATCTATTGAATGGGTCTACGGTCATAGGCACTTGCTCAGTGGCGAATGTCACACCAGGCAAGATATATGTTTACGGCATAGTTAAGAATGTCGGCCAAGAAGTCACGGCTATCACTAAAGTGGGAATAACCACGTTGACGAATAGTGGAAAACTTTTCGATGCTGCCCAAGGATCAATGATCTTCGATACGGGCAAGAATGGAATCAGCTCTATCGATAACGTCTCAGTAGTTAAGAGAGTTAGAGACACATCTATCAGCTTGTCTTCATCCACACTCACACTCACTGGCACAGCTACAGAGAAGCCTCTGATAACAGACATCTATGCGCTCGACAGTGGTGGTCAAATTATCACGGCTACTGCTTTGTACGCTGGCAATAATGTCAATGTAACACTCTCAGCCACTGACGGAGAAGTGCTATATTACAGTGTCGTCGAGACTAACGTGGCACACGACACTCTAGCCGAGACTGTAGCTTTCGTTAAGACTGTTTATGATACAGCTAACGGTGGACATCTAGGTGTTTCTAATGCAGTAGAGATCGTAAGCGTTAAAGATAATTTCGGCGCAGTGGGATCACTAGACGTTACGTCTAAGTTCAGACTTGTTAGAAATCAGAAAGACGGGTATTATGGCAGATCCTATATCACTCTTTATGCGGGAGAGACACTAGCCAATAGCAATCTACTTATCGAGTTTAGATATCTGAAGAGAACATCTACTGTTAGCGGTGGATATCTCACTGCAAACAGTTACGCCAACGTCACTAGCAAAAATCTAGTACACAACTACACGTCAAAGTCTTTGGTTGAGCATAACTTAATTGATTCTTACGACTTCAGACCATATGCGACTGATGCCGTTAATCCTAGTTTGGGTTCGGCTGGTGCACCCACAGTACTGTCTACCAATCCTTTAGCACTATCAATATCAAGAGGAATAGCGCCTGCTAATTCTGCAACCATTATGGGCGATCAAACATACTATATGTCTAGAATAGACAGTGTGGTACTAGACGAATATTCTAACATAACTCTACTCAAGGGTGGAGAAGATGAGAATCCTAGTGTGCCCACCTCTAGAGAGCTTTATGCAATTGGTAATATTACAATTCCCGGTAACACTAGCGAAATCTCTGGGGAAGACAAGATTACCGTCAGTAGCGTATCGACTAAAAACTATACAATGAAAGATATTGGACAGATCGAGCAGAAAATAGACGGCTTGATCGACATAGTTTCATTGAGTCTACTTGAGAAAGAAACTAGCAATCTTGAAATTAGAGATGGCAACGGCTTGAATAGATTCAAGAACGGTATTCTAGCAGACTCTATTCGTGACTTAAATATTGCAGATATTCGAGATCCAGAATTTAGAGCTGCAATTGATAATGGTAGAACCGTAGCTACTCCTGCAGTAACACAGTTTCCAGTAGACTTAAAAGTAGGAAGTGGCAGTGGAGTGAATACTGCGTTTCCGGATGTCATAACACTAGCAGACACCGGCACTAAGGTAGAGGTTATCTCACAGCCGTACGCAACAAACTTTAGAAACTGTGTATCAAACTTCTACAGCTTTGAGGGTAAAGCAGTTATCGATCCTCCGTTCACATCTGGGTATGATGTGATTCAGAATCCTGCTGTAAATATTGAAATAGATATCGCTGGTCCTATGTTGGATCTTGTGGACAATCTTCAAGAGTTTATGCCTCTTACCACAGAGGCTATAATAGGCGAAGAGCGTACTGGAACAAATCGACCAAGACGTAGAGTTATAATGGGAGAGTTTACCCAGACCATCAGCCAAACTCGTCTTGCGAGTTCTACAAGCTCCCTCAATCAAGAGGTAGGCAACTTCATTACAGATATAAACATGAAGCCGTATCTGAGAAGACAACAAATTAAAGTTCTAGTAACTGGATTAAGACCAAACACTAGACATTACTTTTTCTTTGATCAGAAGTCTGTCGATTCTCATGTGTCACCTGGCACGGGAATTACATACGGTAGGCAAAATAGCTCTAACCTAGACGTTAGACGAGTGGGATACTTAGCATCAAATGCAGGAGAGGCAGTAAGAACTGATAGCAACGGAGTACTAAGTGCAGTATTCGTACTACCAGCAAGCACATTCTTTGTTGGAGAGAATGTTTTAGAGGTGGTCGATGTGGACACATATGGCTCTATAGACTCTGCATCAACGTCTTACAGCAGAGCAACTTACAGAGGATATAACTTCGCTGTAAACAAGACCGACTTGAGCGTTACCACCAGAACTCCAGACTTCGACACCTCAGTTAGCATCACAACTAGAGAAACTCAGCGACAAGTGGGTGATCCTATTGCTCAGACTTTCCGAGTGAAGTCATCTAGCACCAATAACGCAAATGTTGCTATGATCAGTGATATAGACGTTTACTTCAAGCAGAAGAGTGCCACTACTGGTGTGACTCTACAGATAAGAGAAGTTGTCAATGGATATCCATCGAAGAAAGTTCTTCCGTTTGCATCTAAGCATCTAGATGCATCTCAAGTTCTTATATCTCCTAATGGAATTACTGCAACGACATTTACCTTTGACAATCCAGTCAGATTGAGTGCAAATGCCGAGTACGCATTTGTAGTTATACCAGACGCTAACTCTCCAGACTATCTCATCTATACTTCTAAAGTTGGATCTACTAGCCTATCTAAAGGAACTGCGGCATCGCAAGTTGCTGTTACTAATGACTGGGGTGATGGGGTATTATTTACATCAACAAACGATAGTGCTTGGAAATCATATCAAGATGAAGACATTAAATTTATATTGAAAAGGTATGACTTCAACGCATCTGGTACTATAGATTTAGTACCTAATGATATGGAGTTTATGACAGTTCGTGAGAATATACTATCGTTTATAGATGACGAATATGCATATATTAAGAAGGCTGATTCTTACACAGCAGGCATATCTGGCGATCAATTGAATATTGTGACTATATCTGGCACTACGATATTCGCTGTAGGCGACTACATGTACCTTCAAGATAGCACAGCTACAAACGATATTGTCGCTAAGATCCTGGATCTACAGACGACTGCTGCATCGACTATAATAACATTAGACACGCCTTTCTTTGAAGCTACAACTACTGCTGTTGCGTTTGTTTGTGTAGCGGGTAGAGTATCACACTACAATTCCAGAAAAGCTGATGAGTTACACATTAAAGGCAGTTCTGCTACGCCAACCAACTTCATTGATGATAATGCAGTCTCGACTATCGGAGCGTTCACGCCTCAGCAGACTTATACGATTACTAGCTTGGGATCATCCACAACACAACAAAACTGGACTGATGCTGGCGCAGGATCTTCTCCTTATCTCGGACAAGTATTCGTAGCATTAATTGCTGGTACACCAGGTGACGGTACTGCCAGAAAAAATAGTCAAGTGATAAAAGGAATAGATAGTGGAGCCACGGCTATAGTCACTAGCGTAAACAATAAGAAGATTTCATATTTTCAGGCACAAATTTACACTAGCGACACTACGAACACTTCTAGCGACCTGACACTCTATAACGGAAACACGATAGATAAGTCTATACCTAAGAACGCTAACACGTACACCCATAATAGCTTAAGATCAATTATGAGTAAGAGCCGTATAGTGAATGCCGCAGATACTACCACAGAAGACTTCAAGGTAAGAGTCTCTATGGCAAACAATAGCTACTCTTCAGCTACTCCTATCGTCGATAAATCTCTATCTGAAATCAACGCTTACGAGTATCACATCACAAATTCTGCGTCATCCACTTCTAGTTGGATATCAAAAGAAGTAGTGTTGAAGGCCGGGCTTGAAGCTGACGGAATGAAGGCGTTAGTATCAGCGTATCGACCTGCAGGAACATTCGTTGATGTATATGCGAGATTTGTGTATCCTGAAAACATAGAGACTAAGAGTGCTTGGATTGAACTCGACAATGCTAATCCTGATCTATACTCTAACACGAGTAATACTAAAGACTATAGAGAGTTCGAATACAATTTAACCAATGAGACCACTTCTTTCAGGTCTTTCCAATTAAAGTTTGTTTTGAGACACGGCACTACAGGATCAGGCAATGAGCTAGATACGCCAGAGCTAGGTACGTTAACTCCTGATATCAACTTGTTTGCGCACATATACGACTATCGAGCAATTGCGTTAACATGATGAGTACGGATAAATACACTAGAACGTCTAATGATGTCGGGTTAGTGAATACCGACATCACGGCATATAGGGACGCTCTTGCAAAAAAGAAACGAGCTAAATATATCAACGGACTAGAGCAGAGAATAGATAAACTGGAGTCTGCTATGGATCTATTACAAAAAACTGTCAAAGAGATAACGAAATGAGTGTAATTATTACTACTATATCAAATACAGATACTTTTGGTACTTGGAAAACAAAGACCAATGATCTCATCGCTGTAGCTGCTAAAGCCGTGACTATGGGAGATGCTAACGCAGGAAACATTGCGCTCGATGGTGATATTACCTTAGAAACTGGTCACACAATCACAGTTGATAATATAATCAAGAGTTCCACAGCTTCGATCATATCTCTGAAAAGCGACACGAAAGTCGAAGGCGATCTAACAATAGATAACGGTGCGCAGGTCGCTAAGATTCAGATAGCTAGAGCTGATTCCAATAAGTGGACAATCGAGACTAATAATACTCACAGCGAATTGAAGATAAAGAATGTTGGTGGAAACTTTATACAGTTCACATCTACCGCAATAACGACATCCCCCGGCATGACTATGAATGAGGATGTGTTACCTGCAACACTCACTAAAAGGATAACACATACTGGCACTGGCTCTAGTGGATCTTCTTTTGCAGATTGTGATATTGCCGCAGGCAATATTACTGGATTGAGTACTCTTGGAACATCGGGTAGTCCCATTGTGAGTTCGGTATTAACTAGTGTTGACATTAATGGCGGTGCTA